CTATCATAGCGATACAGACACCTTTTTTTGTTACATGCCTCCGGTCATACAGGAATTTGATCGGAGGCAGTCAGAACTTTAAAAACGATATTGAGATGAGCGAAATTAAATGTAGAAAATGCGGAGATGAACCCGATCAGAAAGCGTTAATTTCCGGTAAATGTAGCTGGTGCGGCTAAGAATTACCCGAAGAAAATGAGTTTGATCAATTTGAAGGATGCGGAATGGATTCAGAACTTTAATTCTAAACATGTTTAAAAACATGTTTTGTAATACCGATTATCATTTAGCTTATCTTTGAAGTACAATTTAAAAACGATACGAAAATGGAAAAACAACCTTTAGACGAGTTACTGAAAACCTACAAGATTAGGTTAAAAACGGTATTGTTCATGCTTGACGGTCTTAACGAAAAAGACGAAGATACTATAAAGCGATTGACTGTTAAAATAGGATGTTATAGAACTTTCATTAATGAATTAGAGGAGGTTTTATCATGAAATATGCACGCTACGATTATGATTCGCCAGATGGAATGTACGAACCCGATAACGAACCATCACAGGCAGATATGGATGCTGATAAGTGCGATAATGACGAAGATTCAGAATAAATAAATAATTAAAAGATACAAAGTTAGCAATTAATTTTGTATCTTTACTACACTTTAAAAACGATAAAAATGGAAACGAAAACACATTGGAAAAAAGCATTTAAGTCCGACTATTTGAGTGCGGCAGACATTGACGACAAAGATGTCATTTTAACTATTGAAAAAGTAGTTTACAAAGAATGTATAACAGCATCAGGTAAAAAGTTTTGCAACGTAGCGATATTTAAAGAAAAGGATATTAAGCCAATGATTCTAAACGTCACCAATTCAAAACTAATCAAAAAGTTTGCCGGTAATCATCAGCATCTTGAAGATTGGAATAATATTCCGGTTAGGATTTACGTTGATGCAAAAGTGAAGTTTGGCAGCGATATAGTTGAGGGGTTAAGAATACGCGATACACAACCATCAGCAGCAAAACCAAAATTAACTAAAGATATGCCAGCGTGGAAAAATGCACTTCAAGCACTAAAAGACGGCAAATCAATTACAGTAATTGAAGATCGTTACGATATTGCAGACGTTAAAAAAGAACTTTTATTTGAAGCTGAACAATGATTAAACATTACGACACAGATCAAAATTCAGAAGATTGGGATTCGTTGAGGCGTGGAAAATTTACCGCCTCAACATTTTCCGATTTGTTTATGGCAAAAACTACGAAAGGTTATCAGGATGCAATTATAAAAGTAGCTTACGAAAGAGTAACAGATGAAAGCGAAGAGTTTTATAATAACAAATGGATGCAACGGGGCCACGAAAAAGAACCTTTGGCATGTGAAAATTATGAAAACGAAACTTTTACCTTTCTTGAAAATGCTGGATTTTACGAGTATGATGAATTTACCGGCGCAAGTCCTGACAGAAAAATAGTCGGAATAAATGGAGGGTGTGAATTTAAATGCCCGTCTTTTCAAGTTTATCACGAATACCTGGAAACTAAAAAGATTCCTAAATCATACTTTTGGCAGATTCACGGGCAACTACTTTGTACCGGATGGGATTTTATAGACTATATGCCATTTTCAAGCCCTAATTTGAAACAAATACTCATAAGAGTAGAAAGGGATGAGTTAATACTTGAAGAGTTAAAAGAGAAGCTAATTACAAGCATTGAAGAGGTAAAACAATTAATCGAAAAAATAAAAAGATAAAATCATGTTTACATCAAAAGGAACAATTACTGCAATTTTACCGGAAATTACCGGCACGTCATCGAAAGGCGATTGGCACAAAAGAGACTTTGTAATTAAGGAAAGCGAAGGACAATATCCAGAAGAGATTTGCTTCACGTCCTTTAATGACAAATCAGACCTTTTTAACCGCGTTAAGGTAGGTAATGAAGTAAACGTATCATTTAATATTAAATCGCGCGAATATCAGGGCAAATACTTCACAAATCTAACTTCATTTAGGGTTGATGCAACCGGCAAACAAAACGAACCGGCGCAATTTGATTCACGGCAACCGATATCCAACGAAGGGGACGAACAAGATTTGCCATTTTAAAAAGGTAAATTTATTTGCAATTACCATTTTAATGCTTATCTTTGTGATTATTCATTTAAATTAATAAGATGGAAAGAACAAAGATTTGCTTTAAATGTGGAGAGTTAAAAAACTTATCTGAATATTATAAGCATCCCGCAATGGGTGACGGTCATTTAGGTAAGTGCAAAAAATGCACTAAGATAGACACGAAAAAACGATCTGATATCACAACTTCTACACCTGAAGGATTAGATAAAGAAAGGGAACGACACAGAGAAAAATATTATCGTTTAAATTATCTTGAAAAGCATAAACCATCACCAGAAGTGAAAAAAATATCCATGGATAAATATTACAAAAGGTACCCTGAAAAGTATGCTGCTAAATGCGCGAGCGGTCATTTACCTACAATCGAAGGAGTTGAAAAACATCATTGGTCATATAATAAAGATCATTATAGGGACGTCATTCACGTTACCGACGAAGATCACAGTACAGCGCACAGATTTATTATTTACGATCAGGAAAGAATGATGTATCGAAAATTAACCGGTGAATTATTAGATACGAGAATATCACATGAAGAATACATTAATTCAGTAATTGAACGTAAATGAATCCCGAAAAACAATCACCTGGCAGTCATTCAAAGTTAAGCAAGCTCAACGGTAATGACAGCCAAAAATTAAAAGAATCCGGAATAACATCTCCGGACTTAAGTAAACTTAAAGCGATTAAATTAAACGATAAAACAACAATTTACAGATGAAAGAAATATTTTCAATAGAAAAAGGATGGGGCGAATCATCTACGTATTTCACGGCGGACCCAAAAAGAGAAGGATCAATAGTGTTTGTAAATGAAATAAGGCAGGAAATGAAAGATGTTGGTCCGGGCTCAGTAATGGTTTATCGCGGATATTTATTCCCAGACAGTTTTAAGGACAATTCGACGAAACTTGTTTTTGAAATAGAGGCTGGCAGTCAATTAACATTGATTTATAAATGAAATTCCATTGCAAGGTTTTAGACAAAAACGCTCTTTCACATGAAACCGATGAGGACTTTAAAAACTGGTTAAAATTGAAAGACGGTGACTATTGCGAGATTGAAACATGGAAAGAACGAAACGTAACTAACCATCGAAGATTCTTTGCGCTACTCAACCGGACTATTTATTTATTGCCAGAAGATCCGGAATATGACAAACTTCGAAACATTGAATATTTACGCAAAGAGTTGATGATTTTAATTGGTCAAGTCGATACTCACATTACAATGAAAGGTGAGTTAATATTAATTCCGAAATCAATTAGCTTCAAATCTATGGACGACGTAGAGTTTAACAGGATTTATCACCTTTGCACAGGCAAGATCGTTAATACGTTCTTAAAAGACATTTCACTCGAAGATTTTGAAACTTATATTCTTAAATTTATTTAACATGAAAACAGGAATCGATTTGATCACAGAAGAAAGAAAAGAACAAATTGAAAAACACGGATGGGATCACGATGACGAATATGTATCAGGTCAACTATTGAGCGCATCTAAGTATTGTCTAACTTTGAGCATTTCTGATTATCCAGACGATTGGGGAGATTGGTTTTCTGAAAAAGTCATGAAAAAAAAGAAAAGAATGTCATGCTTCGCCTTCGATATTGAAATGAAGAAAATTGCGGGGGCTTTTATTGTCGCAGAAATTGACAGGCTTAAAAATATGGTTAAATCTATTGCGGATGATATAGATAGAGCTCAAATATCGGAAATGAACAGCATAGAATAACATGAAAAAACTACTTTTATTCTTATTTTTACTCTCTATTTTATCCTCATGCGTGACAGTTAAGAGATCACATTCAAAAGTAATGTATGCTAAACGAGCGGCATTTATTAAGTCGCACGGGGAGCCACAAAACGAATTTTTTGATCGGAAATGTCCGAATGTGTTTAGATAATTACTATATTTGTACCTTATAATATCCGTTGAAGTTATTTGAAAAGCTGTTAAGACGTGGGTTCGACTCCCACCACCTCCACGCTAATCGCCAATTAGTAACGTTTCTTCCTATTTTCTTCGATATAAAAGAAACTTGGCTCCGGGGGTGACTGGTTTTGATTAGCAGAAAAGTAGATTAATTGAGGGTATTACAGCCAATAACAGGCAAAACAATTGAAATGAAAATGGCGGCTTAGAGCTGTACAGATTCAAAATTCAGTAAGCATCAGGTGTAGTTCGTCATCTAAACGTGGCACGACTGAATTTATTTTTAAAATTTGTTTGAATTGTCAAAAAGATTGATTAATATTGTCACGGTTAATACAATTTATTTTAAGAATATTTTTGAGACCGTCGAGATGACAGGCAGACCGGATGGAAGTTCCGGTTTTAATTTCGTAAAATTTGTAAAAAAATAACATGAAGAAAATAAAAATCAAAGACATTGATCCTAACAAGTTGATTACTAAATCAGAATACGCAAAACTTATTAAATCAAATCCGGTTCAGGTTCAGAGATTGATAGATAGGGGAGAGGTTACTATTGTGGTTGCCAAAGGAACCGAATTGATACACCTGTAATTTTTTTTTGATTTAAAAAGTTAATAATTAACACTATGGATGTTTTTAAATTAAGCAGAGATTGGTTTGATTTTAGTTTTGAAAATCCAGAAAAGATTAAGCCGAATCATGCAGCACTTTATTTTTTCTGTATTGAACATTGCAATCGTTTAGGATGGAAGGGGAAATTTGGCCTGCCTACAACGATGGCAAAAGAGGCAATCGGGATTAATTCTTACAATACATACATAAATACTTTGCGAGATTTGTGCGATTGGGGATTCATTAAAATGATTGAAAAGTCGAAAAATCAATACTCATCAAATATAATCGCTATATCAAATTTTGATAAAGCACTTGATAAAGCACTTGATAAAGCAATGATAAAGCATAGTACAAAGCACGTGTCAAAGCAAAGTGAAAGCATTGATAGTATAGATATACAAGAAACAAGAAACAAGAAACAAGAAACAATTATTAATAATTGGAAAACATCTTACGATATTTATTTCGAAGAATGCGTAAGTGCATTTAAGAAAATTCAGGAAAACGAACCATTTATATCAAAGCAAGAATATTTTTACCCGAGCGTAAATATTGCTAAAACAATGGAGTCTTCTTTTTCCTCGTATTGGAAAACAAAAAGAGCATGGGACTATAAAAGGAAACAAAAAATAGAAAATATCGATTGGGAGGCTACAATTACAAATATCATTAAAAATCCAAAAGGCCGAATATATTTTTCAAAACAAGAACAGATTGAAATTGACGAAAAACGAATAGCCAAAAAATACAAAAAAGAAACAGCTTTATTTTAAAAATATGAAAAAATTAACGATTGACGAAATTAATAAAGAAATATCCGTTGCTAATCAAGCAATAACTGATTTGATATGCAAATTAGAGCATACTACTGGACTATCGGTTGAATCAATAAATAAAATAGATTCAAAAGATTTTTATGATTTAGGCAATTTTGAAATTAAGGTAATAAATCCGTTCAAATGAACTATACTGAAACAGTTTTAAAATATATTGAATACGGATATAAATGTTTGCCTACCGGGCCAATTAAGGCGCCGGCTGTTCCTGCCGGCTGTGATTGGAAAAATGACTTACCTATCGAAATGTTTGAAAACTGTCACGGAATAGGCTTAAAAATGGGTGAACAGTCTGGGTTTATTGAATGTATTGATATTGATAATCACGCCGGTAACGCCAAAGATAAGCTAATCAAATACCTTGAAATACCGGAAGTAAAAGAGATTTACGAAAATCACAAAATACCTTTAGAAAGTACAATGAATGGAGGTTTTCATTTACTTTACAAATGTGATTCGATGCAGGGGAGCCGGAAATTAGCGCAACAGTTAATCGATGGTAAGCAAGATTGTTTTATTGAAACTAAAG